TCCTCAATTGCTTCGATCACGTGACCTACCACCGTCATGGTGTCGTCCCCTCTGTGGCGCATGATCTTCACAATGTCGCGGCCCTGCCGCACCGCGATGACGGTCGCATCCGCTCCAAACCGTGCGGGGTCTACGCCAATCACAATCGGTGCTGACTGATCCTGATACTTGGTTCGTTTCATAGCGTCGTCCACGATGTCGGCTCCAATGAACTGGTCATCGCCCGCGTTGGGAAACTGACCGTACACCTCAACGTGCGCCTGCGCCGAGTCTGGCCCATATTCGTCGATGATGCGCTGATAAACCGCCTTGTCGGTGCCCTCGACCGTGCGGGCGTCCACCACACGGGTGCGCCAGAACTCGCGTTTGCTGTTGAACGCTTCGTAGAAGTACCCAGTGTTACGCCGTGGGTTAGAAAAAGCCATCCAAAAGCGGTTTGGTGTGTTTTCTGTGAAAAAACCGCCTGTCACCGCCCAGATTGAGTCGTCAATACCACTGGCCTCGTCAAATACCACCAGCACACCGTCGAAATTGTGTACGCCAGCGTACGCATCAGGGTTTTCCGCTGACCATAAACGTCCTTCAACGCCCCAGTAGCGGGTGCCCTTCTTCAAATCACGCTCCACAAGCTCCGTTAGCCACTTTGCTGGCATCACTCTAGTGGCCGATACCTCAAACCAGTGCGAGTTAATCGACATCGCCAGCCATTTTGTGATCTCCGCCCAAGTGATACTGCGGAGCTGGGACTCACTGTTGGCCGATATGATGGTCGTCGAGCCAATCCTTGTCGCCGCCATCCATATGGTTATCCAACTGACCAGCGCCGACTTGCCAATACCACGGCCAGACGAAATTGCTTCTTGCAATACGCCAAAGTCCGTCTTGCCTTGGTTTAGCTTTATATGCTCCGCGATGTCCAGCAGCACCTCGCGCTGCCATTTGCGCGGGCCTTGGAAATTTTCTAGCGGTGTGCCCTTGACACCCCAAGGAAACGCAAACATTACAAACGCCAGCGGGTTGTCCTTGATCGCCGGACTCCAAAGTCTCGCCATTAATTCCTGTTCGTCTTCAGCGCTGTAGATGGTGCTCTGCATATGTCTCTTGTTCTAAGCGTGGGCTGGGTTCGTTGGCGATTACATCAATGACCCGTGACTCCGCTTGGCGCAACGCGCCGATGATTGATATGCGTTGGTCAACATCAATGCTGATGGACTGCTTGGCCACCCAGCCGTGTGAGTGTTGCAGGATCGCCAACGCCGCTTTGGCGTCGCCTTCGGCCGCTGCTTTGTGCAGACACTTAGACATCTCCAGCTCGCCGTCGGCTTTGCCCTTGAGCGCCGCCATGTCCGCTATGGGGTCTAGCTCGCACAGTTGCCGGTATTCTGTCGGTAACATGCCGGAGGCCAGCGCCAATGCGTCGCCTTTGAGGCCAAGTTTGGCGGCTTCGTAGATTTTGTTTAACCGTGCTTCGGTTGCAACAACCTTGCGCGGCTCAAATGGAAGACTGTGAAACATAAGCGGAATATACCAAACGTGGGTCATGTGGATCATATTTTTAAAAATAAAAATTAAAAAAAATTGTTTGTGAACCCTTCGTCACCGTGACCCATCGGCCACCGGCCCTACCCCCTCCCCCTCGAATCCTTACACAATCCTTACACAATCCTTACAGCCTATGTTAGTAAGCACTTACTTACACCTAGGTTAGTGGCTACTAACCTGCAGCATGTTAGTGGTTGCTAACTTAGCTAAGTTAGTGCGCACTAACATGGCCATGTGGCCATAAGTTAGTGGGTACTAACATGTGGGCGTTTTGGGTACGTGTGGACATTGTGGACAATGTGGGCAAGGTTTTAGCGTTTTGCAGTCGCTGGCTAAACCATATACTTACACAATACTTACAATCGTTTTCATAGCAATACAAAAACTCATTGTCCACATTGTCCACAACATAGGTTTTTCACTCTCAAGGCATGTGGGCAAACTACACGTTTTTTCATTGTCCACATTAAAGGCACATTATCCACACATTAGGGTTTATCCCTACAAAATAGTTGTTGACATGTGCAAGGAAATATCTTACAGTATCTATGTGAGCGCAAAAACGCTTACAAAGTTCAATCAACTACATTGGAGCGCAAAATGGAAATTCTTATTTACGGCTTAGAAAAAGGCGAAACGCAAAGCTACAAAGAAGACTTGTTAGCTTGTTTTATATCGGGCGTTAACGATGCAACAAACATAACCAAAGTTAAAGAGGCGGCGAGCGCAGCGGGCTTTCATTCGTTTCGCATTGCAACCTATAACGGCGAAGCCCCTAATTTTGCAAAGGCGGTGAACGTATGAAAACCTCATCATGGATCATTGTGAATCGCGCCACTGGCGCGGCAGTGTTTGAAACTTTCAACGAAAACACGGCAAAGGCCGTGAACGAAAAACTCTACCGCGCTATCCCCGCGCTCGAATACTTGCAACAATTAAATAAAACGCTAGCGAGTGCAAGGAATTAGTTTACAATGCAACTGATAGCCCTTGATCTAGGGCTATCGGGTGACTTGTCACCAATTCAATTCAATCAACTAAAGGAAAATCATGCAACGCAATTTAGATAATTTAATACATGACGCTAAATTTTCAGAGGGTACGTTTACCCTGAATGACGCGCAAAAGGCTGATATTTTAAGCATGGTAGGCAAGGGTTGCCGTCAAAATACTAAGGCAAAGCTAGCCCGTAGGCTTGACGTACCCTTAAGCTGTTGGGAGCGTTACGGCATTTATTCACGCATGACGCTAAATGATACGGGCGCGAACTATATTTGCGGTCAATCATGGACTGATGAAATGCGAACCCTTCGTGAATGTATTTTAGGATGACTAGCATGACTTACGAAGTACAAACCTATACCTTGTGCGGCGGTTGGGTCAATATATGGACTGATAGTCTAGATGACACCCTTGTCACCTTTGCCACACGTGAAGAGGCGCAAGCCGAACTAAATGACTTTTTAGGCGAGCTTGCCTACGCCGTCAAGGTTGGACACTTGGACGACTTTAACCCCGATGACTACCGAATTGAGGTGACAGCATGACTTTTAGAGAATTCCTCGATGCCCTAGGCTTTGCTTTATGCGTCGCCTTTCCCTTTGTTTTATATTTTTGGAACATGACACCATGATTGATATTTCAACACTTGATAGATCAGAACAGATCAAACTATTGTCTCAACTAGAAAAATCCCTTGGTTGGTATCCGATAACTAGCCTCGACGTTGACGACTTAAAAGAACGCTTCATAGATGAGGGCGAAGACGTGCCGCCAGATTGGATACTTCATAACGCTTGCAAGTATGTATCCCGCAAGAATAACGAAGAGAACTGGCATTTATATGAGTGGGCGCAAGAAGTAGCCCTTAAATTATTGGTAGACACCGAAAAGGAGCAGACAACATGATCGAATTCACACACGAAACCACACGTTACAAGGTCAAGCCTGAGAACGCGCAAAAAATCCGCGCAGCATTGGTTAAACCTAAAAAATACACCTGCGAAGCCCATAAAGCCGTTAAGCGCGGGTTCCCAGTGTTTGTCGCTGGAATGTCGACCGCCGACTATGTACGCCAGTTCAATGGTCAATTTGAGGGGGTGCAAATTAAGATCGCGCATGACTGCCCGAACTTTTACAAACCGGCGCCTATGCTCGACGCTACCCAGCCCGAAGTATGGGAGGAAGTGGACGCGGATTACATCGCACCGGTTAAGGCTAAGAAGTTGACAGCCAAGCAAGCAATGGCGCAAGCCCTCAAAGCCTTGGAAAATGGCGACGTTGACACCGCTCAATGTATCTTGGTGGAGGGGTTGAAATGAACCCGATATTCGCGCAAGCCCTAGCCCCTTGGACACCACAAGCACCAAGCAAAACCGACCTCGTAACCCGCGCTCTGATCTTAGGGCTAACCGCCCCCGACGCTGAGAGGGCGCAAGAATGCGCCGACTTAGCCGAACACTGGGCGCAAGGGCTAACCGAGGCCGAGGTTGAAGCCTGTAAAGCGGAGGCCATGAAGTATGTCCCTAAGTAACTTTTGCGAAATACCGCGCACCATGCACGAAATTGAGGCCGAAGGGTTTACCCGCGATCAAGTTTATGGAGCCGTGAAGCGCGGCGAACTGGTCAACCAAAACCGCAAGGATGCTTGGGGGCGTACACGGCGGGGGGCGGGTCTGTTTACTGTTGCCGCGCCTACGCCGGTCTACGATGCAGCCGCCTTGGTGGACGCATGGCGGTGATCTGCGCGGCCTTGATAGCCGCTATAATCGCCGTTCTGCTTGGTCTCTGAGCAGTTGCCAAACCTTACGCCCCGCCTTGTGCGGGGCTTTTTTTATACCTCGACCATGCGGCGCAAGTCTGACTTGGACATGTCCACCATCTCACGAACGCAAAAGACGTGCTTCTTGGTGTCATAGTCACGCGATTTAATCCGCCCCATGTCCACCCATCCGGCCTCTTTGAGCGCATGAAGTAGCGCGGCCTGTACCACCTTGACCCCTGTGGGGGCTTGACCTTGCAAGCGATCGCAGATGGCGTGAAAAGGGCCACCAACTACGCCACGCGAGAATTCACCCGCGCGACGGCGCATGAGGTCAACTAGGAACGATTCTGCGGTGCTCATGCCGTGCTCGACCATAATGGCCTTAGCCTCAGTCATCGGAGGCGGGGCGGTTGGGTTCCAAGCTGACACGTCACGGGTGTGCAGGTAATGGGCGACAGCTTCAAAGCCGCCTCGGTGTTGATACCAGTTCCACAAGCTCACCGCCTGAGCCTCTGGTAGTTTAGAAGCCTCCGCCCAGATCACGAACCAACGGCGATC